GGTATGCCCATAGAATTCCTTTTCTGACCATACTCATCATCTTGGCTGTCGTATTGACCGACAGTCTGCAGTCAGTTCTAAAGAACAGCTCCAGTTCGTGTATCATCTGCCGGTCGAACTGTTCCAGTGGCATATCCTGGCTGCCCATTTTCTTGCAGAACTCTTCAAGTCGTCTGTAGACCAGTTTATGTCTGTTGGAATGGGACATGCTGATTTGTCCAGCATGTGCCAGCCTGTCCGCATCTTTTACCTGTTTGTCAAACATCTCTAGAAGGGAAGGCGGATTGGATCCTGTGGCCATGAAGCGTTGTTTCAGCATGCTTGCCGTAAGCTGTTTTCCTTCCAGTTGGGCCTGTTGGTAATGATGCTGTAATGTGGAACTTATTTTGTCTAGGTATGCATTGATGTCGTGTGCTTCCGGATTCATGTCGGAAACACGTTTGCTCTGCTTGTCCCAATGCT